CGCAAGAGATTATGCACAGAATTAGATATGCATACGAATTATGTCCAGATCATATTAGATGTGGGGTTGTATCATACAATAAAGGGTCAATTGAGTTCGATAATGGTTCACGTATCATTGCACAAGCTACTACAGAGAACACTGGACGTGGTTTGTCTATCTCATTGCTTTACGCAGATGAGTTTGCATTCGTAAGACCTACTATTGCTAAAGAGTTCTGGACTTCTATATCTCCTACACTTGCTACTGGCGGTAAAGCTATCATTACATCTACTCCCAACTTAGATGATGACCAGTTTGCTCTTATCTGGCAAGGCGGACTAAAGACATTAGATGAATATGGGAACAAAACTGAAGTTGGAGTCAACGGCTTTAGAGCATACAAAGCTATTTGGAATCAACATCCTGATAGAGATGACAAATGGGCATCAGAAGAAAAGGGACGTGTAGGAACTGAACGTTTTTTACGTGAACATGAATGTGAATTTGTTGCATTTGATGAAACTCTAGTAGATAGTGTTAAGTTATCATACTTTAAAGGTATGGAACCTATAAAAAAGACTGGACAAGTACGTTGGTACGAGCCTATTAAGAAAGATGCAACATATGTAGTAGGATTAGATCCATCTATGGGAACAGGTGGAGATAATGCCGCTATCCAAGTTTGGAGTTTACCAGAGATGAGACAGGTTGCTGAATGGATGCATAATAAAACTGATATGCGTGGACAAGTACGTATTCTACATGAAATACTTACTGAAATTAAAGATGAGATGCGTGAACTTGGTAATAAAGCTCCTGATATCTATTGGTCAGTTGAAAATAACTCATTGGGCGAAGCAACTCTTATTCTTATCGAAGAAATGGACGAAGATAAGTTTCCGGGTGAGTTTTTACACGAACCAAAGAAGCGAGGATCATCCAGAGCAATACGTAAAGGATTTACTACTACACATAAGAGTAAAATAACTGGATGTATGAAGATGAAGTCTTGGATCGAGTCTGATAAGATGACACCACTGAGTAAAAATCTTATAAGAGAGTTCAAGACATTTGTAGCAAGAGGAAGAAGCTATGAAGCAAAGTTAGGTGAGACAGATGACTTAGTATCAGCAACATTATTATGTGTGAGACAGATACAAGTTATATCAAGGTTCGATGAGCAATACGAATCATTATTGGGAGAAAGTTTAGACAGCGATGCAGATTATGATGAACCACTTCCTATGGTATTTTGATAAATACTAAAAAGGAAACATTACTATGGCTATTAATTACAACAGCATTGCTGAAAAAACTATGAAGATCATACAAGGTTATGGCTTTCAAGTAAAGATGTTTGATTCGTCAAATGGTAAGAGTGTAGCAGACCCAAGTGAGGCTCGTTACTTCTATGTAGAAGATCCAAATCTAATGGTTCATCTACAAGATGACTCTGAAGAAATAAAACTACATTTAGGCGAAACAACTGATATCGATGATGAACGTATTAGTAGACTTATTAAAACAATGAGAACTATTGCACGAACAAACATGATCGATTTTGATATTAGAACGTTCGGCAAGCATATCGAACCAAAAAATTATGCATATGAAATTGAAAAAAACAAGGAGCAGACTATGAGTGACGTATTTAACGAGGGACTAAGCCCACTAAGCGGTTCATCACGCACAAGTCGCCAAACACTAGAAAACGTAAAGCTAATCGTAAAGCATCGTAATCCAGTAAATGAAGAGCAAAGAGGTTCACGTTCACGTAATATCTCAGCTATCTTTATTGAGAATGCAGATGGCGAACGCTTTAAGTATCCACACAAACATTTGAATGGTGCGAGAGCTATGGCTAGACACGTTGCACACGGTGGTGTACCAAGTGATATGGTTGGCGAAGCGATTGTTGAACATTCAACAAACTTATCAAAACTAAAAGAATTTATGAACGTTGTAAACAAGCAAGGTCTTGTGAATGAAAGCAATCGTTCTATTGTTGCTAATGTAAAGCAAAAGATGGAATCAATTAAAGAATCTATCAAACGTATTCAAGGCACAAAAGGCTACACATCATTTGTGGAATCACTAGCATTAAATGAAGCTGGTAATGAGAAGATGGTTTGTAAAGATTGTGGAGACGAGCAACACAAGCCGACTACTGATTGCAAACATGATTGTGATGATGAAAGCGGCTCACACTGGGTTAAGAAATCTGAACTATCAGAGGAAGCACTAGGTGAATATGTATCTAAGTTTACAAAATCAACATTTGAAGAATCACTAAAAGATATTCTACCATTAGTACATCGTGTAAACGAAGAAGAATCAGAAAATAATCGTGCAGTACAAACACAGCGTGTAGCATCTATTATCGAATCTGAAACAAATACAATTTCTTTCAGACAGAAGAGTGTAGAAGCAGTAGAAGTTGGAGCAGTTAAGAAAACAGATGAAGAAGTTCTTCCAGAAAGTAAACTAGAAACAATGGCACAGCAATTCAATGATCTTGCTGAAACGGTTGATGTTGACACAACAGAAGATACTAGACGTAAAAATAAAGGTCATGATAGAGCGGCACAACTCTCATCATTCTTAAATAATTTTGCAACATCTATGCGTAATGATCCTCAATCACTTGATGAGCAGGATGTAAAGTTAGCAGGACAATTACTTAAATTGTCAAAGCAGACAGTTGAACATGTAGAAGAAAATACAACATTGGATGAAAAATTTGATGCAATGCTTGGAGAAGCATTTGCTGGATTTGATATCCCAGTATAAATTACATATAAAATTAATTGTAAAAAAGCGTCCTTATGGGCGCTTTTTTTATGCAAAAAACACTTGACTTTGCTAAATAGATGTAGTATTATAAGTACATGCTCTAGAGAGGATGTGTTTATAACACAACTAGGCTAATATAAAACTAACATGGCTAACATAGGCTAACATAAAGGAAAATTAACATGGCTACACTAGCAGAAATCCGTGCAAAATTGCTGGCACAAGAAAACAAAGCAGAAAATAAATCAAATCAATCACGTGGTACAGATGCAATCTATCCGTTCTGGAATATGGACAACGATAGTACAGCGACTATTCGCTTCTTACCTGATGATTCTCCAGACAATGTATTCTTTTGGCGTGAACGTCAAGTAATCAAAATGCCTTTCGCAGGTGTTGTTGGTGGTGAACAGAAACCTATTCAAGTACAAGTTCCGTGCATTGAAATGTGGGGCGATACGTGTCCTGTACACGCAGAAATTCGTCCATGGTTCAAAGATCCGGCAATGGAAGATTTGGGTCGTAAGTATTGGAAGAAGCGTTCATACATCTTCCAAGGATTTGTCGTACAAAATCCACTAAATGAAGAATCACCAGAGAATCCTATCCGTCGTTTCGTGATCGGTCCACAAATCTTTAAGTTGTTGAAATCAGCACTTATGGATCCTGATATGGAAAATCTTCCTACAGACTATGATGCAGGAACAGACTTCCGTTTGACTAAGACTCAAAAAGGACAGTATGCAGATTACTCAACTTCAAATTGGGCTCGTAAAGAACGTTCATTGAATGAAGAAGAGCGTCAAGCTATTGAGACACATGGTCTAAATGACTTGAATGATTACTTGCCTAAGCGTCCTTCAGCAGAAGAACTGCAAGTAATTATGGAAATGTTTGAAGCATCAGTAGATGGTGAACTATATGATCCAATGCGTTGGGGTAACTTCTTTAAGCCATATGGGCTTGATGTGCCAGAGAATGCAGCTAAAAACAATTCTTCAACTGCACGAACTGCAACACAGACTGCACCTAAAGCTGTAACGGCTCCTGTAGCAGCTCCTGAAGCGGCTCCAGCGGCAGTAGAGGATGATATTCCATTTAAGTCAAATGAGGAAGTAGCGGCAGAGGCAGCTCCTGTAGCGGCAACTGCATCAGCAGATACTGGCGCAGGAAAAGACGCATCAGACATTCTTGCAATGATCCGTTCTCGTAAATCAGACTAATTAATAGTCAATTGGGAGAGCATTAATTGCTCTCCTACTTTCACAAATTTTTATTAGGAGTCTATTATGGCTAAAGCATTTGATGCTTCGAAATTCCGTAAGAGTATTACGAAAGCTGTCCCAGGCATGTCTGTGGGATTTCGTGATCCAGATACATGGATCTCAACAGGTAACTACTGTCTAAACAAGTTAATTTCAAACGACTTTTATAAAGGTATTCCACTTGGTAAAGTGACAGTACTAGCAGGCGAGTCCGGTGCAGGTAAATCATATATTGCATCTGGTAACATTATTAAGAATGCACAAGATCAAGGTATCTTTGTTGTATTGATCGATAGTGAGAACGCACTAGATGAAAGTTGGTTACATGCGCTGAACGTAAGCACAGACGATGATAAACTACTAAAATTGAATGTAGCTATGATTGATGATGTTGCTAAAATTATTTCAGACTTTATGACTGATTATCGCAAAGAGTACACAGATACACCCGACGAAGATCGTCCTAAGGTCCTGTTCGTACTTGATAGTTTGGGTATGATGTTGACACCAACAGATGTAAATCAGTTCGAAAAAGGTGAAATGAAAGGTGATATGGGTCGTAAGCCCAAAGCACTATCAGCACTTGTTCGTAACTGTGTAAACATGTTCGGCGACTTCAACGTAGGTATGATTGCAACAAATCACACATACGCATCACAAGATATGTTTGATCCAGATGATAAGATTTCAGGTGGTCAAGGCTTTATCTATGCATCATCTATCGTTATCGCTATGCGTAAACTGAAGCTGAAAACAGACGAAAACGGTGTAAAGACATCTAAAGTGCATGGTATTCGTGCCGCATGTAAAGTTGTTAAGACACGTTATTCAAAACCGTTTGAAAGCGTACAAGTAGAAATTCCGTATGAAACGGGTATGTCACCTTATTCAGGTCTACTTGAATTCTTTGAAGCAAAAGGTTTGCTTGTGAAGCAAGGTAATCGTCTAAAGTATACTACCAAATCTGGTGATGAAATTCTTGAGTTCCGTAAGAACTGGACAGATGAAAAACTAGACCAAGTTATTACTGATTGGAATACAGAAGACTTGGATGCGGAAGTGCATGGACTAGATTCACTAGAAACTGATGCTAATGGAGAAATCGTTCAAGACGAAAACTCAGAACTTAATGAGGTATAATTATGACTAAGTACTATTCGACAAAGACATATGGTCATAATATCGGGCTTTCGGCTGTTTTTAGACAGCCGTTAGCACACTCTCATTGCAAGTTCTTGCATGGGTATAGTTTACAATTTAAGTTTGTATTCGGTTGCGATGAATTAGATGAACGCAATTGGGTAGTTGATTTCGGTGGCTTAAAGCCATTGAAGAAGTGGTTAGAAGATAACTTTGATCACAAAGTAGTTGTTGACAGGGCTGATCCTTTGTTGTATAAACTAAGTGAACTAGAATCATCTGGTTTAGCAGAGCTTACATTATTTGATGGTGTAGGGGTTGAGAAGTTCGCAGAACATGCTCACAAATTTGCTGATGAACTAGTTCGAGAAATGACAAATAACAGGTGTCATTGTGTCAGTGCAGAATGTGCTGAACATGGTGCAAACTCAGCAATTTACGAGGCGTAAAAATAAAATGGCAGCAGTAGACTCAGACGTAGTATTCGATATATGGGAAGCATTTAAAGTATTAGTTCCAGCTAAGGAACGAATGAATGCAGCAGAACGATTGATTAAAATATGTGATGATGTAGGTTTTCAGAAAGAAGACATTGCAGAAATGACAGAGAACGATAAGATTCTTGAAACAGCGTTTGATATATATTTTCAAGACGATTATGACGAAGATGAAGACGATGACTCTTGGGATGATTATGACGAATGAGTTGGTATAGTAAAATCGTTGCGGACTGGAGTAAGATCCCTTCTTGTATAGATCACTTTGAAGGTGAATTACAAGAAGCCCGCAATGAAGTAAAAATATATGGCAATGTTGAAAAGAATGCAACGATGTTACCCGGATTTGTAGAACTACGATTTGGGCAATTGCAGGAAATCGAAGCAATTCTAGAACATCTAAATATACAGTTACGTAAGAAAAGAAGTGAATACTTGCGTAAATATTTAGAGAGTTACAACAAAGCATTAAGCAGTAGGGATGCAGAAAAGTATGCAGACGGCGAAGCAGAAGTAGTAGCTATCTCAGAACTTATTAATCAGGTAGCCTTACTACGAAACAAGTTTCAAGGTATAACCAAGGGATTTGAGATTAAGCACTTTCAATTAAGTAATATTATTAAGTTGAGAGTAGCAGGCATGGAAGATGCAACGATATAAACACTAGATATTAAGATATAAGCAGTGTTGTTAAATACATTGCGATTTCGGAGAAACAAATAAATGACAATTCAAGTAACAAAACGTGACGGCAAAAAAGAGGTCTTGGACCTCGAAAAAATGCATAAAGTCGTGTTCTTTGCT